TGAAAAGGTGTATCACACTTACGAAGTTGAAGCAGATACAATAGAAGAAGGAGTTGATAAGCTTGGCGAGAGTATCGGACACACGGGCAAACCTATCAAAGAAGGAGTAGAACGACTTAGCACAGAGTTAGAGTTTGAATTCTATGATGATAGGTGGTTAGAAATAAAATGAAAACTTATATTCATGTAAATCAACACAAGATACGAGCAAACAAAAAACACGGCACGGACGAGCCTGTGATTACTATTAAGAAGGGAAAAACAAATACTTATTGCCATGAGGTAAAGATACTTTCACCTGCAACAGTAAAGTACGGTGGTAACGACAAGCCCCTTTTAAATTGTGGGGCTAGAGTAGTAATAGAAACAGAGGGAGAAGTTGAGGTGGTAAAATGAATTACAAAATAAATGACACTTGCATAGAAGGTTATGAGGGCGACAAGCTAGTATCAATTCTTTACATAAGTTGCCCCGTATCAAGAAGCAAACTTATTCTGCAATACGAAAAAGAAGGAACTCTAATTAAATGAAAGAAAAATTTATCCATGTTATTGCAGTCTTCATAGAAGGAGAGTTGAGCTATGTGCAAACTTTTGACAGCATGGCTACAGCAGAACGCTTTATCGACAGCTTACCCATAAAATTACAAAATCAAATCTCTGATGTACCTATAACCGACAGCTTATTTGTTCAAGATAATGGTTATAGGCATTTCATAACTGTTCTAAATGACATTGATGGCGACATTGCCATACCTTCTGTTCTCCAATAGTTGAAAACTCCACGCTACATATTCGGACATACCAGCGAGTCGCTGGGGATGGTAAGTTGGTATTGGAAAAACGACAAGGCAAACATATGGAAAACCTACAAGCCCCAGCTACAAGATGTTGGGATACTTGACAAGCTTTCTAAAGAGGACGAGCGACGAGCCCAAAAAGAAATATACGAAGATATTATGGGTCGAGAATATCCGAAGAAGGTGGCTCAACCAGTTGTGCGTTCTCGATTTCGAGCATAGGTTTGTAATCTAATACTAGTTCTCTCATTTTCTTTTTAAGTTCTATTTCACTTAACGACTCCAAAGACCCAGTCCTAACTTCTTTTCTTTCTACATACAATCCTGCTGCACGACCTCTTTGTGTTTCGGCTGCAACGGCAGCCGTGTAGTTGCCTTTTTCTAGTGCCGCGTCGCGTATCTCAGCAAGTTTCTTAACATGTCTACCAAAGGTCACATTATATTTTTGATTTACTTGAGTCTGCAGTTCTTCTATATATTTACAGACTTCGGGATACTTTTGTGGATTAGTTAGTTCAGAGGCTCTGACCCGGGCGGAAGACTTCGAGTAACCAGCCGACAAGGCACACTCCTCTTTTGTTTTGCTTCCGTCATTCATTACGAATTCTTCAGCAAACTTCTTTTGACTAGCAGTTAGTTGTCTTGCCATAGTTATCTAGGTCCGCTACCTGTGTTGTTGCCTGAATCATATTCTATCAATGCTTTGTAATATTCTCTTAGCTTTACATTAAATTTATACCAGAAAATATTCATGCCTCTGGGATTAGTTTGCTCTCCTATTGCAAGGACAAGGCAACCAAGAAAAATTAAAAACAAAGCGATATTCATATGGTATGAATGATACCCTAAAACTAGGCAGTATTGCTACTGCCTAGCCTCAATCACCAAAGGAGAAATTTTAGGAAAGATTGATACTGTAATTATAAGACTTTTCATATAAAAATCTACATAATTCGCCTAAGGTCTACCTAAGGTCACAGAAATGAGGTAAAAACCCTTTAAGGACAGGGTCTACAGCTTAACCTAAGGTCATAAGGTCATTTTCTTGCAAAATTTTGATAGTTCTTTTGTATTTTTTGTAAATTCTCACCTTAGGAATTAGGTTTTATACTATTTATGTCTATATAGGAAAGGGTTTTTAAGGCTTTTTTACCTAATTTCTACCTAATTTCTGCAGTTTTTTGACCTTAGGTCCTTGGTCCGTGGTCCTTCGTCCCTAAACCTTTGATTTATAATGATAAATTGTAAAAGATTTGTCTTCAACGTTGGTTATTTTGCGGACAATGCCATGCGGCTCAGACCTTTTTGTCTTTCTATAAGCGTCTTCAAAAGACAGACAGTTGTGCACTCGAAGGGTGGTAATTTTGCCATCAAGTTCTATTTCTGCTTCGTATTCTACATCTAAAAAGTGCACAGGGTACCTAGACTTATGATAAGCCAAAAGATTTTGAGGGTCGTTTTTAGCGTAAATGTCTAATTTTGAAACCTTGAGCTGCATTTCTTAGGTTTATTAGTTTACGTTCTAACTCTGT